TGAGCGCGGCCGACCTGAGCGAGGCCAACCTGCGCGGGGCCAACCTGAGCGAGGCCAACCTGAGCGAGGCCAACCTGAGCGCGGCCGACCTGAGCGAGGCCAACCTGAGCGAGGCCAACCTGAGCGAGGCCAACCTGCGCGGGGCCAACCTGCGCGCGGCCGACCTGAGCGCGGCCAACCTGAGCGAGGCCAACCTGCGCGGGGCCAACCTGAGCGTAATCCGAGATGATCTATGGGCGGTATTGTCGGCCGCGCCCAGAGAAGTCGAGGGACTCCGTGCCGCCCTGATTGAGGGTCGAGTCAATGGCTCGGCATACTCAGGATCATGCGCGTGCTTGGTGGGTACGCTGGCCAATGTGCGCGGCGTGGACTACCACTCGATGGGAGTGTTGCGACCGAACGCGTCCCGCCCCATCGAGAGATTTTTCCTGTCAATCAATCAGGGCGACAAGCCTGATGCAAATCAGCATAGCGCCCTGGTGGTGCAGTGGATTGACGAATGGCTCTTCGCGATGCGCGGCGCATTCGGCCCAAAGGAAGTCGCGTGATGTCCACCGAAAAACGTCGCCTGGCGCTGTACCGCGCGCACAGTCAGGTCTGTGTCTTGAACGCCAACGATTGGAACGACAGCCAGTATCAGCGCCTGAGTGTCACTGTCGATGTGGATTTCCAACTAGCGCCATCGGCCGAACGGCTGAATGCCCTGGATCTGGAGCAGAAGACGATCGAGAGGCGCGCCGGTCTGGAGCTCGAGAGAATCGCTAATGAGCGCGCGGCGCTCCTGCAGGATCTCAAGTTGGCTCGTGAGGTGGAGGTATCGCCATCATGATCACCGTATTGCCCTTTTCCGTTGCCTCGAAATTGTCACCCGAGGTCAATGGCACCGCAGGGCCTGTGCTCTGCGAAAAGCACAAGGGAATGTCGTTCACGATGACCATCGGAACTCATACGGTGCCTGTCAGAACAATCTGCCCGCATTGTGAGCCAATACGACCGGAGGAACCGACAGAGCCTTATCACGGCATCGGCTGTGCCGCGCGTCGCGGCGGTAGTTGCAACTGTGCTGCTGAGGTGAAACCGGAGAACGGGGACGATAAGCAATGAGCGCGATCATAAGCATGTGTGGCCAGTACCGCTATCGCTTGGAGCGAGTGCTGGCCGAGCACGGTATCGTCGTGGCCTACTTCGGTGTTAATCCCTCGACGGCTGGCGCGGAAGTCGAGGATCAAACCACAATGAAGTGGCGCGGATTTGCCTTCCGCATGAGCGCGCGCAAGTACATCGCTGGTAATCCGTTTGCCTTTCGCGCGACCGACGTGCGCGCCCTGTCGAGGGCGGCTGATCCCGTAGGCCCTGAGAACGAGCAGCACATTCGGCAAATTGTAGCTGATGCTGACTTGTTGGTGCCCTGCTGGGGCAATCGCTCAAAGCTGCCGCTTGCTTTGCGCCCCCGGCTGGGTGCGCTGACGCGGGTGCTATTGGCATCCGGCAAGCCGGTACATGTATTCGGCCTAACAAAGTCTGGCGATCCGCTGCATCCGCTAATGCTCGGCTATGACACGCAACTCGTCAGATGGTCACCATTGAGCGAGTCTTAGCGTCATGCAGTACTACCTAATCAACGGTGTTTGGAAAGATGGGCTCTTCAACGTTGAATTGAAGACTGCGCCAATCCAGACGCACATGGAAAAAGACGTTCCTTGGGATGTTTCACGCGAGGCATGGAAGGAATACGCCGCTCAGGGGCACGGCAATCAATCGCACGAGCGGCTTTGCGAGCGGGGCGGGTTCGCCGCATCGGAACTCGCGATCCTTCTCTATGAACGAATCCAGCGCCTAGAGAAACAGTTGGGCAAGCCCGATGAGCGTTAGGCGGCGCGCAATTCGTGACCGGCTAGAGCGCGAAGGAATGCGCCGCGCGGAATACGCGAGGATGAAGGCCGCTATAGAGGCCATCCAAGCGATGTGTAAGCGCAAGATCCTGGCTGGCGAATCTAACGTAACGGCCGAGGAGCTGAGCGCATGCTTCTCTGAACAGCACTCCGAGAAGCCATGATACGAATCCCTGACATGTTTCCCGCCCTGCCGCGTCCGCGGCGCCGTGCCCTACTACATATCGACGATGCCGGGCCCGACTGCATGAGGCTCAAGTGCCGAACATGCGGATATGACACGGACTGGATCGTGATCAGTGTGGCTGAGGTGCGCAAAGGAGTCGAGTGCCCGGTGTGCAACGTGCTTCCTTCATCATCACTCTCGGGTGACAACAAATGAGAGCGGGTACGAAATGATCGAGCCGGCCACCATCGATCTGCCGCCAATTCTAGATGCTTGCTGCGGACCGAGGCTATTCTGGTTCGATCGGAAAGACCCGCGGGCGCTCTTTATAGACAAACGCCGCGAGACTCACCCGATCGACGTGGGCACTCCTGGAACCGTTGGTCGCAATCCCATCGTGGTCGACCCGGATCACATCGCTGACTTTAGCGCCATGCCCTTCGCGGATGAATCCTTTCACCTCGTAGTGTTCGATCCTCCACACGTTCAGAGGAAAGAGGCTCGAGGGATTGTGACGCGCAAATATGGCGTACTGAACGGTAACTGGCGTGAAATGTTGCGACAAGGGTTTGTCGAGTGCTTCCGTATTCTGAAGCCCAATGGCACGCTGGTGTTCAAGTGGTCGGAGTCGCAATTTCCGGTGAGAGAGATCCTGGCGCTGACGCCGGAAAAACCATTATTCGGACATCACACCGGGAAGAACACGCACTGGTGCGTATTCATGAAGCAACCGTCTACATCCTCAGAAAATCCAACTGACAGGTAAGCATCCATGAGCCGGTACGCAGCCAACACCGCCAGATGCCGGCGTTGCTACCGCATTTGAGATGACTTTAGTGCGTCCGGTTAACTTTCAACACAGGAGATGATGATGAATGATGATCAGATCGAGAGCGAGATTCAGGCCAAGGGACTGACGGCGCCATGAAAACGCCCGGTGATCAGCCGGGCGCACCCTTATCGGGATTTAACGGCGTATTTGAGCCCCGAGCAATCAACGCACGCATCTACTACTCAGTGTTGAGTTGACACGTGGGCTTGGATCTACCAAAAAACCAATAGCCTAGCCAAGCCACTAAGCAATCGAAAAACCAGTGGGCGGACTCGGCTGCACGACAGGCTGAGGAATCGAAAACGGAATTTCCGCGGTCCATGCGCTGGTAGCCTGAGCTGCACCAAGCGTATCAGTCTGATCCACGGCGGCCCAGTAATTGCCTGGTGCCAGAGGCTTGCCGAGAACGGCCGCGATCTGCGCCGGAGTGACGCTGGTAACGCCCGCCGCGAGCGGTACCACGAACTGATAGTTACCGGTAGCATGCGTCGTATCGCCATCGAGACGAATTCCAATCGTAGCCGCCGACTCCGTCTCGCCCGTCGGCAGAGGTGCGCCCGTGGTATCAGTCGTCGATAGCGTGAAGGACAACCCCTTGATCAGGGGAGTAAAAGTGGTCATGAATCACCTCTTGGTTGCAACACTGGGGGTAATACGATGGAGCCGGTACCGTGTCGGAGATTGATCGCGTGCCGCACTTCGTCGAATGTCTTCGCCATTGGCGTATTGGTCTCTCGGCAGAATTCGTGGTCGTGTATCAGATTGGATACCAACATCCAACAGTAGTCATGGTGTCGATCGCACCAGAACCGAAGCACTAAATCAGCCGGCCCCTGGATTATCCAAGCGCTGATCTCGATACCGCGCAGAGCCTGGATCAGCTCTTTGCGCGCATTCAGCTGATTTTTGGTGGGCACACGTCGTCGGCGATGACAGACTGGGCGCGCAGTATGTCGCCTCGGACGGCATTACGGCAATGCTGAGGATTGAGCATGATAGCGTTGATGATCGGGGCAAGGATGCGGCCACGCAACTTGCCTTGGGCCTGCGCAGTGCCGGCGCGTCCGGAGAGGGTTTCGCCGGGGCGACCATTGAGGTAGGCGGATGCTAGGACATCCCAGCCTAGGGCCACCTTAAAGCACCAGGAGGAGCGGCCGGCGAGCACGATCGGCAGGACGACTAGGACCACGAAGAGCGCCAAGCCGATCATTTGGCCGCCGCCGCCGCGAGCGCGCTGTCCTTTTTTGCGCTACCGAGCGAGGAGCCGAAATAGAAACTGACCACTCCGGCCCAGGCTGTGCCGAGTGAGCCGAGCATCACCAGAAGCGCATCCCCGCCCACGGCCGGCTTGCCGTTCCAGATCATCACGCCGAGAACACCAAAAAATCCGATGGTGATCGCATAGGCGAGGATCGCCGGCGTGCCATCCTTCAACGCCACCTCGCGCGCTCGGGCGTTCGCGATGTCATCGTAGATGAGCTTGTCGTCCTGGATCCCGAGCGTGCTCATCTGGACCTGGAAGTCCTGCTCGGCCTTCTTGATGGATGACAATTGATCTGGAGTGGCCGCCACGAGCGCTGCTGAGGTGGCTTGGTCATCGGTCGGAGGCGTGCCCAGGATCGCAGAGAGCGCGGTCGCTGCGAGGCCTCCGAAGGGGCCAAGGGTCGCCCTAGCGATCGTCGGCGCCACGGTCTGCAGAACATGCAGCGCGTCTTTTGCCAAATTCATGCGCGTGTACCCGACTGCTCAGATGAGGATGCAGTCTGTGCGCCAGCTCAAGGCAAAGCAAGCCCCGGTAGCAGTAACTATGTCAGGAATAGAGCTTTCTCCAACTGGCGCCGACGCTCCAGTCCCGCATTCTCAATCCCCCTCACCTCATCCCATTTCTGAAACTGCTCCGCAGCCGACGTCGTGTCGTCCGCATTGAGGAATTTCAGCAGCGTCGATCCGCCCAGGCCTCGCGCTCCGGTGCCGACGTTGAAAGAGAAGATCACGAGCGCGTCGAATTGCGTTTGCGTAAGCGGCACGTGTACGAGGAGCCCAACGGCCTGCTCAAACCGTTGCAGATCCTGCCGTAGCCATTCCTTGGCCTGCTCCATCGTGCAGGTCATCCCCTGGTGCACGTCCCCGGTATGACCGTATCCGATCGTCCAGACGCCTCCAGAGTCGAGGTATGCATGCGCCTCGAAGGTCTCGGCGAAACAGAGTATGGCGAGACCGAGGGGTGAGAGTTTCACGCGTCATACCCTCCGCGCCCATTGTCCTGGTGCACGATTACGTGAGTTGGCCCGAACACTCCCCACTTCATAGTTTTTTGGCCCTCTCTTCGAGTATCTCAGTGATCGCCACCCGCTTCTCGAGCGTATCGATGACTTTTGCCTGCGCATGGAACGCGCCGCGGATCCCGGTGTCGTGCGTCCCAATATCCTGCTTACACCGCTCCATGTCCTTATCGACAGCTGTCACTTGCCGGCTAAGGGATGCGAGCTGATCACTCACCGCGTAGAGCCGAGTGGCGATGAATCCCAATATCATGGTCTCTATGGAGACGATGATCCCTAGGCCCCACATCAGGGCCTCCATGGGTCAATCCTTAGGTCTAGGTCTGGTAGCCTCGACGATGAGACGACCGAGGAACTCGAGGTCGTCCTGGTCACCCTTGATCGAGCCTTTGACAGAGATCTGCTCTATGCGGTCTCGAGCTCCGGAATTGGTGGGGTAGAAACACGAATTCATCACGACCGGAATCAGGATCGCGATTTTCTCATGTATGGACTGTTGTATTACGCCGCCGGCGCCCATGTCATTTCCTTTCAGAGGGTTTAGTCTGTTTGAACGATTCAGCGTCAGGATTGCCCTGCGGACCACGCGTGTAGTCTCCTGGTAGTACGAGCCCGGCCCGGTGCGCGACAACCGTCCAGTCGTCGAGCTTCAGTTCGGTCATTCTATACTGCCGGTCGAGGCTTTCGAACGCTCTCTCCATTTGCGCCCGCTCGGCGATATCCAGACCCATCACGACGCCACAGGCACCGATCACGACGGCCAGGATGATGATCACGAGCAAGGTGGCGCCCTCGAAGCCGAAGCGCACGTTGTTGACGTTCGTGAGGCCGCCCTGAGCTCCGCTGACCGTCGTGCAGTTCTCCGGATGGACCTGAGTTAGTGGAACACCTTGGCTTCGAGGCGGGACGTTCGCTCCTCCTCGGCCCGCATCCTCTGCAGCATCGCCTCCTTGTCTTGCTGTCTCGCCCCCTCGCTGTCGATCTGCCTCGTCTCGATCGACGATAGACGCGAGTTCACCAATGACTGCTCCCAGATGACTCCGGCAATCCCCAAAGGGATCAGGCCCGCGACGATGGTCAGGATCCACTTTTGCCATGATGGGGGCCTTTCGTAGTACGAGCCGATATGGAGGGCGGTACGAGGTGCGTAATCCGGATCGGGTCCCCGTTCCCGGTGGTCACGCATCTCATTGCTGTGGCGTTCAAAGACGCCGCAGGCTTTCCAGAGGATCGTCGCGGCCTGGTCCAGCAGGGATTTGTGTTCGGGATGTTGAGCCGGAACCGACACAGGTCGAGAAAGGTCGCTGAAGATCGTCTGCGCGCTCATGAGACTCCTGGGCGGGCCCGTCTGGACTGCGCGACAGCGTAATATAGCGTGAGCTTGAGGTCTACCGAGCTATGTATATCGGAATATTACGAGCCCATCGTGACCTGCAGTCGGGTTTATGTTGGGCGACGACGAGCCGCCCATTCCACCATTGGCTCCAGTGCCATTGATGCCGACCGTCCCAGACGCTCCGGGCCCACCGGCTTGCCCTGGACCGCTCCCTGCGGTACCTGTTCCGCCTGTCGTATTGGCGGCAGTGCCACCGCTCGCCGTGCCCCCGGCACCCCCCGCGCCGCCCCCTGAGACGCTCGCCACTCCGCCAGATCCCCCATTACCCGTCATGGTCGTAATGGCGAAGGTGCCGCTACTCACTGAAGAGGCTGTTCCATTACCTCCATTGGTGGGAGATATGTTGTTCGTGCCCGCAGCGCCTGCAGCCCCGCCTATGACAGCCAGCGTCTTACCCGCATTGCCCACTACGGATATAGATGTTCGGCTATATCCGCCGACGCCACCGCCACCGCCACCGCCCGTGCTTGTGCCCCCACCACCACCGGTGGATCCCCACACCTCGACGACTACGTTAGAAGCATTGCCAGGAATGGTTTCGGTGAATGATCCATTACTGTTGAACGTATGCGTAACAGGCTGGAAGGTTCCTTTAGATCCCAACATCATATTCAATATGCCTGTCATGAGAGGCCGGCACCGGATATGATGGCAGTGTTTGAGAGTTGAAAAATGATCGTTGCCAAACCTATGCTACTCAGAGTTCTATTTCCTGAAGTGACGCCATTTCCAGCCCAATATAGATTGACGCCAGTTCCCTGAACGATGGTGTAGGTATTAGTGCCGTTGCTGACAAGCACGCTCACAACATCACCAGCTGAAAAAATTCCATTGGGAACCGTCAAAGTCTGTCCAGTAGATCCATTCAAAACTACAGTCTTTCCTCTGTCAGACAACTGTAGTGTGTAGTTAGACGATTGAGTATTTGTGGGTGTTCCACGCCATCCAACATCCTGTAGAGTCCCTCCTTGATCGATAGCCTGTGTTAGTCCATCACCCCGAACCTGAAAATACTCCGTACCTCCTGAAGAATTAAACACATTGAAAGCCACATCCGCAGAGGTGGTGCCTGCCAATACAGTGGCGCCAATGGACTGCCCGGATGTACCAGATCCTTGGAAAACCGCAGCCGGCGAGTTGGCATGACCATTGACCGTCAGGGCAAATCCAGAGGTCGGGACGGGAATATTGACAGTTCCAGTGCCACTGATTGTTAGACGCGTAGAACCACCCGTCGCGAAGGAAATCTGCTGTGCGGTAGATAAAGTGAATGCGACTCCTGTCGCATCCGCTACGGAGAATGTCAGCGCTGGATTGTTTGATCCGCCAGTCCTCCCCCATAGCGTAATATTGCCATCCGTCGCGCGAGTCAGATTGAGCTGCTGCTTCCAATTGAGGGTAGCATTGGGGATGTTCTGGCCATCGATCGTGAGACAATTCTGGATACCTGCCGCGAAGTCATTATCCTCAAGATCGAACTTGGTGGAAGAGATGGGGAGACCGGAGTTGGCATCGTTGCCCCAGCTTGCATATCCTCTTGTGTATGTTCCACTACCGTTCCAGGGCACGAGTCACCTATTGAGAGTTGATATCATTGACGGCGCCGGCCGCAACAGTGGGACTAGCCAGCGCTCGGGCGAGGGCTACAACTTTGGAGGGCGCGATTCCCGGGCGCGCTCCCGCTTGTCCAGCGCCACTGAGAAGGTAGGATCGCGCGCCATAACGCGCTGCGGGCCATGCGGCGCCAGCCGCAATGCCCGCAGGCCCCAACGCATGCTCCCCGATCCCTGCACTTAATAGCGTACCGAATGTATCCAGATGGTGAATGTTGCTAGAGTTTGCCGCCAGGTTCGCTTTTGGGAAATTCACCGCGTGCTCGGCCGAGAGTAGCGTCCCACCCGAGAGAGGCTCGTTGCGTCGCCATGCCGCCGCTAGCTTGGTGCCGGAAACATTACCTGCGGCGTCCATTGCATCCTCGATGGTCGAGGCCTTGGCGTAGGTCTGACGCGCCTGTCGCATCGCTTGGACGAGGTCCGCATAGGGACCGCCGGATTGCTGGGCCCCGCGATCGAGCTGATTCTCGATTGCGCTCGAAACACCTCTATAAGCTATTCCAAGCTCACTGTGTCCCTGCCGATAGGCGTCACTCGCTTTCCCGCGCAGTAATTTGATCGCCGAGACCGCTGCATCCCCAGTAAATTCCGGCTGCAGATAGGTATCGACGATGCGTTCGACATCCGGATTGGCCGAGCCGGGAAAAGAGGCGTTTGAGCCATGCGTCTCTTTGAGGACTGAGGACAGATCATTCACATACTGATCATCCGTTGTGATCGTCGGAATGCTGCGAGCGGCCTCGAATCCCTGCCCAGCCTCTTGTTTGACGGCAGCCACTGCTTCCGGCGTAAACACCTCGGGTTTCAATCCCAGGTCTGCGGCGGCCGCATTATTACGCGCATTTTGATTGATTACGCGTGCCTGATTCTGGGTCGATTCCTTCCCCGCAATCGTCTCCAGGATGCGATTACCGACAATTGGATTAGTCGTCGAGGGTGGCACGACAAACCCAGCATCCTGTGCCTTCTGCAACGACTGAGCCAGCCGTTGCGCCTTTTGCTGATCAGCGGTCAGGAAGTTGGCAGGGGCCTTAGACCCTGGCACCTGCACCTGCGGCACGAGCGCGCCACCCTCCATGCCGAGCCCAACACTCATTATCTTCTCGCCCACCGTCTGTGGCTGAGGCAGGTAAGGATCCAGGCCATGCGAGAATTGTTGCGACGGCGCCTTCGGATCCGACGTGAGCCATTGCCGCGGATGTTGCATTTGCTGCCACGTCGCCTCTCGAGCCTGGGGATCGGTAGCAAGCGAATAGAGGCTGTGGCCGACATCGGCGGCCATCATTGGCAGTCCCGCAGCGCCCTCAATGAGAGCTCGAGCTGAGAGACCGGCCCCACGCCCCAGCTGCTGCGGAATCGAGGGCCCTCCCTCTTCCTTGGCTGGCTGCGGCATCAGATCTGCATAGGCGTTCGCGCCCTTCGCCGCAGCGGCTTCCGGCTGCGGCGCGTTGAGTATGTCGTCGTATTCATTTGCCATTATCGTGCCGTGGGATCCCAGCCGAAGGCCGCCTTGAAGTCAGAGAGGGTCTCGGGGCGCTTCTTTAGCCGTGCGAGCGCTGCCGCCGGTGTCGCCTGCTGGGCGAAGTAGTTGGCGAGCGGCTTGCGATTCGCGTACCAACTCTCGAAACGCATCGGATCGCCGCCCTTGCTGACATAGGTGCCATAGTCTTCCGCCTTTTGCTTCGTATATTCGGCCTGCTGAGTGTCGAGAGTAGCCAAGCGCGCGAACACAGGCTTCATCTGACTCGCGGACGGGCTGGCATCGTTCGCCAGGATCTGGAATTCAGATGCCGCAGGGCGGCCGCCGAACGTTGGTTTCAGATTCAACAGCGGATTGCGCAGGGCGAATTTTTTGAGCAACTGAGTGTCGGCGACGGTGTCGCTGCCCGGGATCCAGGAGGGAGGTACACCGAGTTCCTGAGCCTTGGCGCGCAACTTAGTCAGCTCATCGGACAACGGTCCGGTTTCAGCGCCATTGAGAACGCCGAGCGCCTCTTTGTTGAAGGCAATACGCGCATCCGCGAGGTCGGCGTCGGAACCGTACTTATTGACCAACTCCTCGTGCTTCGCCGCCGCATCCTTGAGGAGCTGAGAGTGGAAGGTGTCCGTGGTCTGCCCAGGGGTATTGGGCACGGCTAGCTTGGGGATGTTGTCCCACATTCCGCCCGTCCCCGAGGGCGACTGGGGAGAGGTCGCGCCGCGCGACGACGGCGGAGCTTGAGGGATCGGCGCCTGAGGAGGCCCACCGGGGAAATACTGGGGCGTTGAGCCCGGCTGTCTCATGGCGGGTGATGTCGGCGGATACCCCAAAGCTTCGACACCCCCGCCCTGAGGGATCATGCGGGGAGTATTCTGCTCGCGCGCGGCAGTGGTGGCCCCTGCTTCGGCAGCTTGACCGGCGATGAGGCCGGGCGCGGGCTGAGTGCCAACGTATTTTCCGGCCTGATCAAATTGAGGCTCGAACCCCGGCGGCAGATTCGGCGCCCGCGTGATGACGCGACCACTCGGATCGACGAGCATGCCGCCGCTGCGCAGGTCCGTCTGGCTCTTCTTTGCGGCCTCCATCTGCAGCATGTGCATTGCTTTCGCCTGGTCGCCGCCGCTTGCTGCGAGAGCTGTGCGCCATTCCGGTGTGCCCGCGAGCAGCTCTCCATACTTCGCCGGATCGCTCATGTACATGCGCATGGCGACCGCTGGCGGGAGCCCGACCGGATTCATGGGATTCTGCGGAGAGGTCTGAGGCTGACCCATCGGGGCGGGCGCACGCTGAGACGACATGGGCGGTTGCTGAGACGGCAAGGGCCCCACTTGAGACGATGCAGGATCTCCCTGAGACGACGACTGTCCGCCCGGCGCAAACGCCTGCATACCCTGTGAGTACTGCTGCTGCATCTGCGGCATCGCCTGATTGAACCCACGCTTCGCCATCAATGCTTCCGCGAGCTTCGACAACGCCGTAATCGGGCGCACGCGCGCGGCCTGATAATACTTGCCACCCCCGCCCGGCTGCTGCAGGTCGGCGCTGGCCGGACTCAGTGACATTCCCTGCAACGCCTGAGCGAGCGCCATCTGCCGCTGAGTCTGGAGCCACTGACCCGGATCAACTCCAGGCGGAATGGTGCCCAGCATGCTGTTATCGGTTGGCATCAGCTGTGATCCCCGTCCTCGGGCCATGCATTCGCGGGGTAGTTGGTCTCGACCTGAGGCCCAGCCTCATTAGTCCCGGTGCCCGGCTGCCGATCCTGGGGGCGCGGGGGCGCCTTCGGCCTGCGCTTCGCGGCCTTCAATGCCAGGGCCAATTTCTGGAGGTTAGGGGCCAGAGCCATCGCCCCCTCCGGGTACGCCCATGCCGGCCGCAGACGGATCACTCGGTGTGCTCAGACTGGTCCCCTGAGATGGCACTGGAGTGGCTTGCTGCTGCTGGTTCTGCAGTTGCTGCTGGAGCTGCTTCTGCTTCTGGGCTCGAAGCAAGGCCACGATAAGCTGAGATGTTCCGTTGACGGCGCCGGCCGTTCTATTGGTTCCGGGAGATGCTCCCATGCCCAAAGACTGCTGTGCAGCATCGAACCCTGACAGGGGACTTCCACCGCCGAACTGAGACTTGTACTGCGCCAACATCTGTTGGATCTGCTGTGGAGACATCGACATCATGCCCTCGCGTAGTTGACGTAGCGGATGCCGTGCTGGTCCTTCAGGACCGCATCGGGTGTAACTTTCTCGGCTTCCTGGGCCATCACGCCAACCTGCTTAGGCTCGTCCTTGCCTTGGAAGTTGTATCGATAGGTGTACAGGGAGTTGCCACGCGATGTTTTGGCGCCGATGGGCTCTATGTCCGTCTTGAGACGCTTGTCGGAGGCTGCGATGAATGCCGCGGCCAATGTCCCCAAGGCTCCAATATCGGAATTCGAGCTCGACACATTGGCGTTGTAGTTCGCGAGCTGCCCCTGATACTGGTTCTCGAACGCCTGCATGATGTTTGGAGCTGACACGCTCCCGCCGCCACTCCCCCCGCCCCCGCCAGCGCTGCCCACTGATGCCGCACCCGCCGGATTGTTTCCAACGAGAGATAGGAAGTTGGCAATCGGGCCACCCTGGGCCTGATTCACATCGCTGATCTCTTGCCCCTGCGCGGACAGACCCTGTCCGAATGCTTGGTTTTCCGCCTGGGAGTATGCATTGGAGCGATTCGCCTGGAACTCCTGCATGGCGTTGGCATAAGCGGGCGTCCCTGGGGTGGCGCCCGAGTTGCGCAGTGATGCGTCGAGCTGCTCCTGCTGCTGGCTCCAATACGGATCCATCGCAGCCGTCTCAGTGCCGTAAGCCGCCTGCATGGCCTGCTCGCCAAACAACCCGTTCTGCCCCTCGGTGGGCATCTGATATCCATTCAACACTTGCCCGACGTTCGAGCCCGCCTCCTGACCTAGCCCTTGTGACTGCAAGGCGAGACCCTGACTCCGGGATAGCATCTGCTGCTCGACCGGAGACAGGCTCTGTGTTTCGGTGTACTGCGGAGCGATCGAGTCGTTTGCGTTGAAATTACCTGTCGGTACCGTACCAGACCCATACCCGGGCGGCGCTCCTCCATACCCTTGGACACCCCTAAGCTCTCCCCCGATGCCAGACGGTGGGACTTGATAGGGCGATGGCGCCAGGGCCGGGGTGCCGGCACTTCCTCCGTAGGGAGTAGCGCCGATACCGGAAGGGTTGACGCTCCAGGTAGTCGAGCCGAACGGCGTGACCTGATTCACATCTCCCAGCGCCGCATTGTAGTTAGCCGCCTGAGTGCCGTATTGGTATTGAGCTTGCGCCGACTGATACGGATCCGGCGCGCTCGGCGCCGACTTGCCGCCCATTACATCACCGCCCTCTGATTGCCAGGAGAGCCAATGCCGCCACCCATTTGCCCGAGGGCATTGGCGAGCATCTGCGGCCTATTCCCAATGGGCGGCTGCTGTCCCTGGTTGAGAGGCGGTAGAGATCCTCCTCGAGGAGGCTGGCCGACACCCGGCCGCAGTTGCGCCTCGCCCGGTACCGAGTACCGAGGCTGCATGTTCGTGATCGGCGCCGATCCCATGACAGGATAGCTGGCGCCGGGGATGCCGCTAGCCGTGCCCGCGGGCGGGCTGTAGGCCGGCGGCTTCACGTTGCCACCGTTCGTCGCGGGTCGAAAATTGTTTGCGCCCATAAAATCGCCCCACATTGAGAAATCGGCACTCCTCGCGGAGCATGCCATAGATGATCAGATCGTCCCCGTTTGGCAGGATGCTGCGTACCAAGCCTTCGCGTACGAATCCGAGGTGCTCGTCGAATCTCTGCGCCTGTAGGTTTCTACCCGGTACCACGCCGGTTACGCGCCGGCACCCGAGCTGCTCGAAGGGGTAGCGGAACCCTTCCCCCAGGAAAGACTTGCAGAGCCAGCGCCGGCCCGGCAGCGCGGCGACATGCATGTGAATGTCGGTCTTGGTGTAGTTCTGGTAGATCACACCCGCCAGCAGCGCGCCGGTCTCATTCGCAAGGCCGATCGCGGTGTAGGGAGTGCTTCCAAACTCGAAGATGTCGATCTTGGATGCGACCCACTCTGCGACGCGCTTGTCGTTGGCGATGATGAACCTACCCATAGAACAGGCTGCCTTTCTTGTATAGGAAGTTGGTTGATTGCCACTTTGCCGTGACGCCGTTGACGTTGGCTTTCATCTGCATGGAGGATGAGTAGCCAGTTCCGTTGAGGCCTATCCATGGCTTTACGATCCGTTGGTTATCTCCCCACAGAGATGTATTCCACATCGCGACATTCCACTGTGCACCGGTCACGGTCGATACCGGGACTGTTTCTGGAAAGGCGGTCGCGCTGAAGTCGGTCAGTAGATTGATGACAACCGTGAGAGATCCTCCAACCTGGAATATGGGCTGGCACTGCGTATAGATCTTGAGTAGCTCTGGGTCTCCAAAATACGAGAATGCCGGCTGAGCGGTTACGATGTACGAATTACCATCGTCGCTATTTCCAACATCGCATTGCGCAACGTATCCCGCCGCGCCGAAGTAGATGTTGTTGCTCATCAACTCGAAGCAGAAGGGGTTCCACGACGAATTGAGCTGCCCCCACGTGCTCCAGGCTCCGGAGATCGTGTTCTGCGTCCATTGAAAGCTCGTAGTTGCCGCCGTGGGCACATTGACGACAATCTTCTGCCCCGTCGGATACAGAACGACCTGCCACCCAAATAGACTGCCGAACGACTGGGCATCAGTATTGATCGCTGTGCGGATCTTATCGGTGATGGCGACGGTTGGCTGAGAGCGATCGGTGACAAGAGCCTTCGAGATGGGTATCAGGCCATCAGTCGTCAACAGCGCCGCATCCGAGCCAATCTTGGCCCATGTGCGGCGCCCGACCGCTAGTGGTGAGCCAATCTGGAAGTGTCCTACCTCGAACCATGTCGACGACTGGGCCGGATCGAATCCCTGAAACATCACCACTTCGCCCTGAGTCGACACGAACGCGATATAGTCAGTAATGCCGGCCGAGTTATCGACACTGTTGGTCGCGATGCAGGCCAGTGATCCGCCCTGGTTGAAATTCGGACCCATCGGAAGGAGGGTTAGAGCGCCGGCAAAGACATTCTGAGGCAGGTAGTACACGTTTAGCGTGCCGGCCTGCACGAACCATAGGCGGCTTTTGTATCTGACAACCTGACTCAGCGACGTGAGCGGCGAGGGGCCCGACGTCCAAGAGTATGGCGAGCTAACTCCCGTGATCGAATGCCATGTCCCATCGTAGATCAGCGGATTATCAACGCCGTTGACGAGTACCAACGCCTCTGCGCTGCCCGTGCCCAACATGGTCCAGTCGTATTGGACATTGGTGACCGCCTGGACGGTGTTGCCGACGCCGCCGACGACAGCCGCGCCCGCGGACCCGCCACCCGCATTGTCCACACGGTAGATAGATCCAACGCCCGCAGAGATTGCGCCCGCATAGAGCTGGTTCAGGGCGTTCAGGGCGTTGTACGCCATGACTGAAAGCGCGTTACCGGCGAATGTCGCGAGAGTGGACTTTCCTCGCCGTAGCTCAACCCAGCTCGGCTGGCAGAACATGTTGTCCAAGACGATCGCATCCGTCTCGGGCATGTTCGCCAGGGCGTCTCGTGCATTGATGCCGCCGACAGGTGCGGCGAGCGTATAGCCCTGAGCTTCAGGCTGTGCCGCCTGCTGGAGACGCATTTGACGGATGGCTGAGGCGCGTGGCATGCACTACGCTCGTAGCCGTCTATTGAATCTGGCCCATAGATCGGGGCGTACGACCCTCTTGGCGCCCCCGCACCCAAGGCATGGCAGTTCATCGACGTGCATGAACCTGCCTCCGCAATCTGGACATACGACGTAGCGGGGTTTCTTCATGACCCAAACCCCGTGTCGGGCACGTTCTGGGAGTTCAGCAGCCTGATGCCCGAGGCGCGAGCATTGAGCGGCAGATTGCGGCCCATAACCGTGCGACCGGTGACCGTCGCTAGCTTGTCGTCATACTCCTGCCACTCATCGGCGTACGCCATGCCGAGCGCCTTGAGCACGCGCCACTTGAGCGATAGCGTAATGAGATCCTCGGGTAGCACCGAAACATCCGTATCGAGCACAAATGCCGACTGGACAGCGACTGCAGGAGACGCGGCGACCGCCACCCAGTTAATGGACGCGTACTCGAATACAAGCTGGTCCGATATGGGGCTGGCTTGGCCGGTCGGCACGTAGGGCGCCGGGTTGATCAAGATCTGTCCGTCGGTGAGCCGGTATCTCAGTCTTGGCCCTACCGGACTGATGCCGGACTTGAGTACCTGCCACTCCTGAGCATTGACCGGCCCGAGGAGCTGCCAGCGGAAGTTGCGATCCCACCCCGTTTGCGGGATGAAGTAGTTGAGGTCAGAGGGTTGAGGGTACGACTCCTGCCCGAACGCGAGCGACGAATCGACACCCGTGACGCTGATAGTGGGCACAGTGGAGTTCTGGGACATCGTCACAGTGCCCGCGCCGGCATTGACTGAAACGACCATGGAGTCATTGAGCGCGAACGTCGAGGACACCTGCCACCCGGCCTGAACGCCGGCCAGATTCGTGCCGGTGATATTCGTGATGACCGGAGAGTTGGCAGTGAACGTGCCCGTGAACGGGCCAATGCCGATCAGGTCGAATAGAAACTGTTTGCGCAGAGTCGGCCAGTGATCCGCCGCCTTGGTGGCATCTCTTAACTCGAAGCCAGCGCGATTGGCGAGCGCGAACGCCTTGATGACATTCGAGTCGGTGTTACCGGCGACAGTCGCCGGCGGAGCGAGCCCTATCTCACCGAAGGCCTGCTGGACGATGGTCAGGAGTGACATCAGGCATTCTCCGAATGCTCCCCGGCATCCACGATCTCACGGGTGCGCTTCGAGGTCTTCACGGATGCAGTCTTCAGGGCCGGCGCGGGAGGTGGCGCGCCTTGCTGCTGAATGACCGGAGCCTGAGCGCGCATGCCCTGCGCAAACTGAGTCTGCATGTTGGCTATAGTCGCCTCGAGCTGCTTGATCTTCTCGTCCTGGAGATTGACCTTCTCCTCGGCACGAGATGCCTTGGCCTGCTCGCTCGCGACGATGCGATTGCGGGCGCGCTCATCGACCGCGGCCTTTGCCAGGTCTCGGTATTTTCGCCCTCCCATGATGGTGGCCGCATTGGCATCCGAGAGAGCCGCCAGCGCCTCGACAGTTGGGATGCTGAGCAGCTTGAGTGACTCGGCGTAGGAGCGAGTAACGACGCCCCATTCCTCGATCGGCCAGCCATCGTCGGCCTTCTCGCCGCGGCGCATGAACCGCGCCCAGGCCTTCGGGTACTTGGCCGTATCGGGCTGATCGCCGTTGGCGCACTGCTGTAGCACTTCCCAAGTAGTGTGGTACTCGCCGGAGTCTGGATCGATCGCGGTGTCGTATTCGATGCCGGAGGCCAGCGTATCCCAGACAGTTTTGCTATTGCCCGGCGCCACGATGCGCACCCAAATGCGGTCCTGGAATATGGGGAACCCCATGCTTTCCGTGAGGTACTCCATCGGGTACGGCTTGATGTAGAACTCAACGATCAGCTCGCCATCGAGGCCTGCTCCGCCTTCACCGGAGAGGCCGTACAGCACCTTGCTGAAGTCCTGTTTCGGGCTTTCGAGCGTGCGCGGCGGCGCGAACTGAGGCAGATCGATACTCATGCTGACCTCTCTTTCAAGACTGGAGCATTGTTTTTCTCGTCAAACCACTGTCGCCATACTCCAGGAGCAAAGCTGGCCTCTGCATTCCTACCTGAGCAAACGCCTCCGTCCCATTCCCGGTAAACCGTCAGGCATCCGTTACCTTCCACCTCTCCCACGTACCAGATATTCTCCCGATCGGACTTGAAAAATCTAGTTACACCGTCCGTAAGTTCTACGATCATAGTGATTTTCTCCAACAGAAATCAGCGCCGACATCGACTGTACCAAACACTTCCTCGACAGCGCGCTTGACGCCCCAGGTCGGATAATTGGGGTTTTCGTAGTCGTGACCGGAAATGAATCCGCCCGGTTTTATTTTAGGCAGCCACGCCTTGATGTCCTCTAAGCAGCACTCGTAAGAGTGGTCGGCATCGATAAACACGAAGTCTAGCGCTCCATCCGGCACGTCCACCGAGGCAGAAAGCGACGTCTCTCGGAGGATCAGCGCGCGTTTGCCGGCAAACTGCACAGCCGCCTGAGTGGCCTCGTAGTAGTGATCCTGCTCGTCCTGACTGAGTGACCCATGGAACTCGCCGAGGCCATCCTCTCCATTGCCAGCCGCCCACGGGTCCACCATCAGCAGCTTCAGATCGGGGCGATTGAGCAGAAGCCGCTGGGATAGCGCGCCAGTGAACACGCCGATCTCCGCTCCTTCCGGGTGTGGGATATCTTTGAGCCACGCCAGGATTTGCTGAGCCCTCTCATCCACGGTCGGAGGCTTAAGAAGCGAAGCAATATGCGGAATGAGGCCGTCCCCGAACACGCGAATAGTGCAGCCGTTTTCGAGGAGCAGCGGGACATGCTCTTTGAAGTCCTCTGCTTGGGTGACCATCCAGGGTGCGCAGCGGAAGGAGCGTCCACCTACGCGAACGTCGAGCGTTTTCTCGCCGTCATTGAGAGACTGAGGGTATGCGTGATGGTGCGCGCCGTCGTCGTAACTCGAGTCGAAGCCGAATAGGTTGATGTGGCGGTGGCCGAGCAAGTAGGCGAGGACGATGGCCTTCATACCGACAGTGGTGCCGCCGCCGATGCTTGGGACGCCGGCTTTGTCCAGCAGTGGCTGATAGGAGGACATGGCTGCGTGCCAGCAGATCAGCTCGTCGCCAGCCGCCGCAAGTACCGAAGGATGACACTGCGAAGCATAATATCTTGGCACATCACCCACATGAACAAACTCAATATTCTCCTGCCGAGCATCCAGCATGACGTGAGCATCAGGAGTGATGCCATTATCCACGAGGTAAGAGAAAGTTTTGTTGGTCGCATAGACCTTAGCTCCGGACATCTGCATTCCGCGGATGTAGAACAGGTTCGTCGCGATACTCGGGCCGCCGCCGACGATGATCGCGGTGCGCGCGTCATTGCCAGGCTCGACCCATTTGCAATCGCGCGCCATCGCCGAGAGCACATTGGCGCGCAATTTCTCATCCGGCACGTTGGACTGCACGACCCACTCGATCGCTGAGCCGCCGCCGACCTTCCAGACTTCCGGCACCCATCCCGACACAACCTCGTGAGGCTTTGGGTATCCATGGAAGCAAACTACGGATGTTCCACGTGGAATTTGCGTGCGGCAGTCAACTTTGTAGCTGCGGAATTTGCCAGGGAATCTCTCCTGCCATAGATCAACCGGCCAGCTCCATCCTTGCGCAATGCATTGCTCAACCCACTCTTGATCCCCACCTGCAGGCTGGGGCCTTCCCTGCTGTTGCCATCTCTCCCAAAATAGGCGTGTGCAGTTACTTGACTCCCAGGCCATGACTCCAGACCCAAGTCCATTCGGCCGGTAGAAATCCCTCAGAATGGCGAATGGCCCATCGTAGCGCGCAATCTCATCGAGCGGCCCGGTAATGGCCGTGTCGAGATCGAAATACAGCACGCGCTCCCCCGCCGGGAATGCCTCCGGCGAGAACAAATAGAGCTTGTTCCACCATCCCTCAACCCCCTCGGGCAGAGGCTTGATTTTGATGCCAGCCTCCAACCCGGTGGGATCGTCCGTGAAGCAAGTGAAGTCGCCTGCGAAGCCTGCGGGTAGATTCCTACGCACGCAGTCAAAGAGAATGTTGACGTACTCAGGACCGTACATCTTTCCCCATTTGACACAGCACACATGAAGCATATGAACCCAGGCTCCAGTTGATCAGTTTGGATTAGCTTCGATTCTCCGCGGCTTGCGCGAAAGAGAATCGTTGCCTATGCCCTGAGGGGCGCCTGGGATACATATGATCATACCTCAGGTACCCTCAAGCTGGCCGTGATTGGGATAGTAGACCAGCACCAAGCTCTGGGTGGAGGTAGTCGTGGAAGTCGCGAGCCGACTCCCCAGGATCGCACCGCCGGCCGATGCCGTACCGTAGATACGACCCGCAGTGCCCGAGATGTACCCCGCCGTGTTCGGCGTGATCTGCACCGCCGTCTTCAGCGTCCAGGCGCGCCCGCTGATCTGGTACCACGCGACCGTGATCTGGTTGGCCTGGGACGCCAAGCCGGAGCCGTCATAGAGCGGGGTGATCGGGAATACGGTACCCTGCGTGAGAGCCTGGGAGGTCGTACCGACCGCCGCGCTCGACACCGCCACCGCCACCGGCACGCTCGTCTTCTGGCTCGTGCCCTTCGCCGGAACCGTCGTGATCGAGTACGTGGCGTCCCACTGCACCAATGTTCCCACCGGTAGCGCGTTCGATACCGGATTGCGTAACGCGATGAACTCGCCCCATCCCAGCGTCGGCTCGTACGCCGTGATGATCTGACCTGGGGTCGCTGCGAAGATCGGGGCCGGTAGAACCGGGCTCGTGGCGGTTCCCGCAGTGGTCGCCGCCGACTCAGGCTTCAGAAAGACGGTGTTGAAGCCGGCATAGGGGCCGGGCAGATCCGCCCAGACGCGCCCGATATCGTAGTCGCCCAGCTGGTTGTTCTGAGCTACCCAGTTATAGGCCACGCCATTGGTCGCCGTGGTCGGAAACCCCGGAGGCACGTAGGTCTGTGACGCGAACGGTGAGACCGGGGTTGCTTTGAGTGTGATGATTCCCATATGTCTCTCCTTACGCGGCCAACAGGCCCTGGAGGAAGCGATTCGAGGTGGTCATGTTGCCGGCGAAGCCGACGAGCTTGACCATCGCATCCTGGTTGACCGCAAAACGCTCGTCCCCGAGGGGCGCGAAGTTTCGATCCTGGTGGGGCCTGAAGAACAGGTACTTCGTGTTCAGAAAGAACATCGTGTTCGTCGGCGCGCCTCCACCGAAGCCTCCGTCCAGCACCACGTCGCAGTTCATGTACTTCAAGGTCTGGAAGCCGAGCTCAGCTAGATCCTCATCGCCGACACGCTGGAGCGCCTGCATGCTCTCCAGGTAGTAGCGGTAGAAGTTGTTGTCGGCCACGATCAGATCCGGCGCATCGGCACCGCGCACCAACTGCAGGTAGACGCGGTTCATGTAGGTCTGAATCGTGGCTGTCGAGACAGCCGCGCCGCCAGTGGTCAGGCCGCTGAAGAAGACATTCCTCCAGAACTGCCAAACTGACGGGTCTATACCGCCGACAATGCCCGACGAAGGTGTCGCGGAGACAAGCAGCTGCAACCCACCAATCTGCCGTCCGCCATCAGCAGTACCATTCGAGTAGATGTCGAGGGCAACGTTGTTGGTTAGGGTCTGCTCGGCGTTCTCGATGCGCCCTTCCAACAGGTCGATGATGGCCTCTTCGCCGGAGTTCTGCAGCATCTCGAGGCCCGAGATGGAGACAGCGACAGCGGCCTGCGCATAGTTATACTCGGCTCCCGTGAACACGTCGGATGGGCTGATGTTGAGAACTTCGTACCCGGAGTAGCGCTTGTAGGTGCCATTCTCCTGGTAGTTCAATTCCTGGACGATGGTGCGACCACCGGAGACCGGCTTGACGCGGCCGCGTGCCCGCAATCGATAGAGCAGCGCGTTGTTTTTGGTGACGTTGTCGGCCAACTTACCCGTGCGGTTGCGCAGGGTCGTGGTCACGATTTCCGTCATCGTGGCTGAAGGGTTGATCAGTGCCATGATAACTCCCGAAAAGGTTTAGATGCGCCCCCGGGCATCGTCCCAGGCGGCTTTCAATTCATCGCGAATGGAGCGGTCCTTGCCATTGGCTACCGTGGGTGAGCCGGCGCCCGTGCGCAGTGATCCACTCTTGCGGCGCGCGGCTTCTGCCTTGCGTCGCTTGTCCTCCGCTGCCTGAGCGGCGGCCTGTGCCTGCTGCTCGATCGCTTTGGACGTCTCGGGATGAGCCTTGACGGCGAGTTGATAGGCTTCTTCGAGCGTCGTTGCATTCCCCGCCGACAGGATGGCGGCCATGAGGCCGTTCACTGTTTCGAAGTGGGGAAAGGCCGGTTGGCCGTTGGCATCGAGTTTCGAGCGAAAGGCTTCGACTTCGCTGTTGACCGCTTGCATCTCCGCTTGTTCGCGCTGCTGCGCCTCGGCCCGCTGGCGAGCCTGGAACTGTTCGTTGACCGCGCGCTGTACGAGCTGGTCAATGGGAACGTTGTGCTGCTGTGGGTTTTGAGGCTGAGCGCCGGACTGCTGGGGTTGCATCCCCAGTGCCCGCAAATCGACTCCGTTCTGGGCGGCCAGCTGGCGAAAGATATTCGCGCGATTGCCCGGGTCGGAGTTGTGAATCTGGTTGATGATGCCGAGCACTTCTCGGAACAGGCCGACGGGGTTTCCGCCGCGAGCCTGTATCATCGGCGCGAATTCGTTCGCGGCCTGCATAAACTGATTGCCGACGCCGCGGATCTCGTCATGCTCGGTGATGCGGCGGTGGGCTTCCTGTTCGCGGCGCGCGACGATCTGCTGCGCTGCGGGCGGGAGCTGCGACCAGAGCTGCTTTTCTTGGGCGCTCCAGCTTTGGGGGGCGGGTAGGGTTACTTCGGCGGGTTTTGGGTCTCCACCCACAGGACTTGATTGAACGCCTGTATCAGCTTTACCTGCTGACTCGTCGGTTCTGGAGAACTTTCCATCTGCTCCCCTGACTCGCCCTGTATTGGATGCCTGTACTTCTGCAGAGTTGCTCTCGCCCCTTCCGGAGACGCCATCCACCTCGCGTAGTCGCTCGCTCCCGCTGCCATCTCCGCTCTCCTCCCGCGCATTGATCTCATCGCGCGCAGCCTCTATCTCCTCGCGGATGCTACGCTCTTTCGGTTCTGGCGTGTCGTCTGCGACGACTTCGTCTTCTTGTGTGCGCTCAGCCATCAGCTCTCATCCCCAACGGTCGGTGCGCCGTTTGTGGTGCAGCAGGAGTTGTGTTGTACGGTTGTCGCCCAGTCGCCGCACCAGAAGACTCGTCCATCGACTATCTTCCACAGCGTGGGCTTTTTCTTCCAGCACTCGTGGCAGCCGAAGACGTGGCCGGGGGAGCCGCCTTTGCGCACGCCGTAGTTAGCGACCGAGGCAGGTACTCGCGGCCCGCTCAGCTCGGGATCGCCTACATCGATGCGCTCCCACAGGCCGCAGCTGCCATACAGTAGGTTTATGATCAGGAAAGGGTAATTGCCGTTGCCGTCTTCCTCCTTGCCATCGTCATACACCAGCAGGCAGATGTTGCCCTGACGTTGGTTGCAGCGCCCGCAGTTGTAATCGCCCTTGTCATCCAGCGTATGCGTGTCGCCGCAGAACTCATCCGCGTACTGCCCCTTCTTCGAGGCCCGCATGCGGTTGTGATCGACCTGAATGGCCAGCTTCGGAGTCAGCACCGCCGGCTGGATGAATATGCCGTCCTTGTCGCGGGGATAGTCGACGACAGGGCGCTTCGGGCCGGGCGCGTCACGGTCCTTCTTCTCGGCGAACGCGGCCTGAAGCTCCTCGCGGACGCTACCCATTGCGCTCCCTTAGCCCCCCGCGCCGCGTATCCGGCACAGTGTGCTTCGCGATCGCGGCCTTTAAACTCTCGCGCACCCCTTTCTTGGTGACGGTGCGGCGCATCTCACGGGTGGGCTTGATCGGCGCATCACCCAGTTCCACCAGCCGGTTGCGCTTGAGAAACTTGAGATGCTGATCCCTGCTCGTGATCGGCTTGCCGGCCATGTCGCCACCGGCCGCGATGTAGGGCTTGATGTCGCCGATGCCGACGCAGGGTGAAATGACGCGCGTGACGGGGTGTGGATGGTCCGGCGGCACGCGATAGTCCGACATCGAGCGAAAAACCTCGATTTCGCCGCACTCATCGCAGTTCCAGACATACGTTGGCATTGATTTACCCCTGAAACGGACTGTATCACTGCCGCGCTAAAGGTTCACTCTTTGGCATGTCCATTGGCCTTCGGCATCGACTTCTCGTGCTGCCTCTGTTTCTCCCCCTCCTGGGCCTGGTGGTGAAGGTCCTGGTCGTGCTGCTCGCCCTGGTGATCGAGGTCCATGCGCTTCTCGTTCAGCTTCACATGCGCCTCCATCTGGGCAATATGGATCTTCGCTGCGACCTCGAACTGCACCTTTTCAGCCTCGAAGCGATTCTTCATCTCCTGGATCTGCATGTCGCTTGATGCTTTCAGCTGAGCCTTATGTGCCTCAAGATTGGCCTGCATCTGCAAATCGTGGTCAGCGCGGACCTGCTCCATCTGATTCTTGACCGATTCCTGCTGGGCCTCTGCTTGCTGCTTGGCCTGGGCGATCTGCGCGTCCAGCTTGGCTTGCTGCGCGGCGATGGTGAGCTTGACTTGCCCTTCGGCCATCGCCTTCTGCACCTCTGGCGGAGGCCCCTTGGGCTGGCTGGCCGACTTCTGCAGCGCGTCCATGGCGTCCTCGAAGGCCTGCTCGATGGGGCGCGCCGACTTAAATGACCGGATGGCGAACATCATCAGCTCGCCGAGCATCGGAATAATCTCCGGCGCAGTGCTACCGGCCATGATGGCCTTGTCGAGGAATCCGCCGACTGCAGTGACCAGCTCGACGCGCGAGTTCTTCTCGGCGTCGTCGTCCATGCGGATGGTGCTGTCCGTCTCGATGTCTAGTCTGAACTCGCGATGCACGGGGTTCCGCAGCAGTTGCTCAATCTCTTCCCAGGTCGGAAGCTCGAGCAGCGCCAGTTTCTCGGGAGACGGCGGGGCTTGCCCGGGAGCCGTGGCCATCCCGCTCGGTGGCGCGCCAGGGTGCATCATCCCCGGGGCTGAGCCCTGACCACCCCCTGGTTGTGCAGGATTCGCAGGCGCAGATCCTGGCGCACCGGCCTGCCCTGGCTGTCCCTGCTGAGCGGCTTGGGAAGCCTGAGCAGCGGCCTGCTGTAACTGGAGTTGGAGCTGCAGCTGTTGCTTTTCGGCGTTAGTGAGGAGCTTGACTCCACTGATCTGCTTGAGGGTGTCGATGTCATAGCCGGCGACAATCTCGCCCACGATCCTGATCGTGTCACGGGCGAAACGCTGAACCTCCGTCTGTGCGTCCTGGATGCGCAGGATGCTGAAGTTTCCCTTAATCTCCTGGGCGGTGGCAGTCTCGTTGGGATCGCTGAAGCCGCGCACGATGTCGGCAATACCAGTGAGTTGATAGACATCCTCAATTAAACTCTGTCTCTGCTCACGCAGCTGAGAGAGGGTCTCGGCGATCTCCTGCAGGGGTAGCAGCTCGAACGAGCCCGCCAGCCCTCCCTTGTCCTTCATCGCGGCCCAGCCGCTCACCGGAACCAGTTGGTTTTCCACGCCTTCCGAAAGAAGACGATCCAACGCTTCCGCCGACGCATCTCTAACTCCCGCCACTTTGAGCGCCTTCGAGATAGCCACGATACGAGTCGACAGCTCATCGATCTCGTTCGCCTGATCCTGATAGAAGGTGTAATTCGGTGTCGGTAGCAACTCGTCACTGAGCGCATTGGCCATCAAGGGCCGAGGGCAGGGGAAGAATCGATGCAGTCCAAGGTCGTCATCCCGCTTGTCGAGCAGCTTCGGGAAGTTCTTCACTAGCCAGTATCGTTTGCGCTCCTTCTTGTCGTGGACCTCGTAGACCACGGCCTTTTTGCGCGTGATGCGGATCTGAGTATCAGTGAGATTCTTCGGGGACCAGTCGAGTGGGATCTGCATAATCTCCTCCTCACTCAGATCTGAGAACCGCTCTCGCAGCTCGTCGCGGTCCATGTAGGCGCGCTTCCAAAGCAACCTGACTTCCTGCCAGGTGCGCGCCCAGGACCAACCCATGTCCTCCCAGGAGACGTAGTCAATGATGGTCTCCTCGTACTTGAGCTGCTCCTCCTGAACCTCGTCCTCCTGGTCCGAGGTGACGGCCGCGCCTTCGACCTTGGTTTCCTCGTTCTGTTCGCCTGGGTCGGCGCCCTCGTCTTTCGCCGATGGCGTCTCGGGCTTGTGGAAGTGCGGCTCGTATCTAACCCAAACACAGGCCATTCCAGGTAGCTCATAGTCCTGGATGGCTAACCTCATCAAATAGAAAAAGTCGTTGACATTATCAAGGGTGTATTCAATCGACCTCTCCAGGATCTCCGCCGCCGTGCGTCCGATAGGGTCGCGATCCTTGTATCGCCGTTCAACAATCGGCTTAGGATTGCGTGCATACAGCGCGGGCAGACGCGTCTGGATATTCGCCCACAGGATGTTATAGCGAGTAATGGCGTCTTCTCGTGGACTGCGCACATCTCGATACTTTTTGAGGATCTTTCGGCCTCGACGCAAAAAATTATCGAAGATACGTTCATGGGTGTCGATTTCGTCTTTGAGCCACGCGACGACTGGAGTGAGTTGTAGTCCTGGATGCGGGTTGGGCGATGCCCACTGATCCTCTGTCCCGCGCTTTTTCAAGCGCTTGGCCGGCGAGCCATCGGGCATGACAATGCGGGCCATTTACGCTACCACACGCAGACGACACATAGGCCATTGCCGCCGTTTCCACCGGCGCCAGAGGGCTGTGTCGCAATTGAGCTGCCTCCACCCCCACCCCCGCATCCAATAGCGCCATTACCCCCTGCAAATCCTGCGCCGGTTGCACTGGAGGCACCGCCAGCTCCGGCAGATCCGCAGACGTATGCCACATCATTCGTGCCATTTGGGCCGGCACCCGCCCCTCCCATAGCTTGGATATCGGTCGATGTGCAGGGGGTATATCCGCCGTTACCGCCATTTTGCGAGACTGGTACTGCTGCTAATCCCGCCCCTGACCCACCTCCGGCACCCCCGTAGCCAGCATTGCCACCGGGATTTCCTGCTCCACCTGAGGAACATCCGGCACCCCCCGCCCCTGCAACGAGTCCGCTTGCTGGAGGAAGTGCTGCTCCCCCGCCCCCGATTGTGCCGCCTCCAGGACCTGCTGCCCCTCCAGAGGATCCTGTAGCTGAGCCGCCTGCTCCTGATATTCCCGCGCCGCCGCCGCCGCCGCTACTTGAGGCGGACAAACCCCCAACCCCGGCCCCGCCAGCGAAGCCAATGACGAATTGGTCGAATACCGTGTTACCAGATGGCATCGAACCGGAATTACCATTTCCTCCGGTGACAGATGCGCCGCCCGCACCGCCAGTGGGCACAGTTACTACGCATGTAGCCGGTAGTGCAGCCAACGGCATCGTCGCTTCCCCGAATAATCCGCCTCCTCCCGCGCCTCCCCCAGAGCATACAGTACCCGGTCCAACGGATGCTCCAGAACCGCCGCCCCCGGCAGGACCTATGCAGATGATTCTGGCAAATGTGCCGATGGGATAAGGGTTTATCCAAGTTCCATTGGTGGTGAATGTCTGAACCTGGGTAGGGATTTGAGGAGAATATGTAGTCTCCATATCACGATCCCGCGTACGCAGTAACATCGATAATGGCCGTACCGGTCTGGCCGATGAACCTTAAATTTTGTTGGCCATGGGCGGTATATCGTAGTTCCTGACCGATCGCCAGCGGATATCCAATGGCGGCCGTGGGCGCGACACCATCATCGCGCCATCGCACCGCCGCGGTCTCGCATTGGATAATGAGCAGCTGAGTGCCCGCAGGAATACCGGCCGCTGTCGCGCTTCCGAAAGTGAGAGAACTAACTAAGGTGCTCGCCGCCAGGGCGCCCGATTGCGCGTAGCCGAGCGGCGACTCGGCCATGTATCCCTGTTGCATGTTAGCTGATTACCTGCCAGTCAGTCGCCAGGACATCGACCTGCTCGGGTACCCAGCCGAAATGGACGCCATTTCCCGGGACGTATAAAGTCAGGATTGGCGCCACATTGACCACCCCACCGGGCAATGACGCCACAAGAGCCGACAGCGCTGCATTTGTGAAGTCTTCCGCGGGCACACCAGTGACAGACGCCGTCAAAAACAACTGCCAATTACGACCCTCCGTCACCCAAACGGCTCTCTGCACTACCGAACCTGACTGCATGGCCGAGACGGCCTGACTGATGTTCATTGTCATTGAGATTCTCCTGAGGGTTTATCGTCTTTGCGGGGCGCATCGAGAAGGCGCTCGTGCGCCTCGGGTGAGAGACCTGATTGGAAGTGGAATAGCGACCACTCGGGGCCGCGCTTTTTGGACAGTGCCTCGGCTCGCGACTTTGAGAAGACTGACTGAGCGCCATCGCGGGTGGTAGTGAGGCGACCCTGGTCGTCGTACTTGCCTACCTGCCATTCGACCAGCTCAGTCTTCATATCCGCTCACTCCGCGTCGGCAACCGCTCTTTCGGGAAGAACACATCGTCCGCGACCATGTCGTTCAAGAACTTCGGCTTCGGTTTGTCCTCCGCCGCTTTGATCGGCTTCCAAACCTGTCCGATGATCTCGAAGGCGTCAGAGCCGTGGGATGACCAGTCATGAAAAGGCTCGTCCGACAGCATCTTACGCTTCTCATCGTAGGCGAAGTGGTAACTCGATAGAGCGTCTCGACCCTTCTCGGTCGCCTCCTTGTCGAACCAGCAGTACTCCAGGGTCTTGCGAGCCGCGCTGATCTGGTCCATCTGGTTAATGGCCGGGATCACGTTCATCGAGTAGCCCCAGTCGTGCATCAGGTCGCCGAAGGAGCGGCCCCCAGCAGCCAGGGTCTTGGCGGCCGTGTCATGTGGGCCATAGTGCTGACCGTACTTGTAATAGGCGCGGTGCCCATGGCCGACCAGAATGTTTTGCCGAGTCACGCGGCCGCCGGCGAACCCCTTGCGAGGCGCCTCAAGCTTGTGGCCGGCCAGGATCTCGGCGTAGTGCTGAGCGTCCTTGCCTGTATTCTGATAGTAATCAATGATATGGACTTCATTCCTCACAATCTGGAAGAACCATATCGAAGTGGCGTCGCTGTATCCTAAATCCCAGGCTGTATGGACCTCGACGGATCTGTCATGAGGCACCAGGGTGATTCGGCCCTCAGCGTCGAGCTTGCGTAGCTGGCGCGCGTAGATGGCACCCAGGATGGCCGCTTCGAACGAGCATAGGTACTCCTGCTCGAACATATTCTGGCCCATTTCGTCGCCGTACTCACTGATCAGCTCGGATCGCTCCTCCTCCAACTCGGCCTCGGTGAAGACACTGGTTTCCGTGGCCGGCAGCACTTGGTGAAACCAGCCCTGCGCGGCCTTGGCAGCCTCTAGGAGTTTGAGTCCGTGGTTCTTGCCGCGCGGAGTGGTGATGAAGATGGCCCAACCCCCGTTCTCTCTCAATATGGGGCGCATATAGGCCCAGGCGTGGGGATCAGCCAGAGCCCATTCGGAAAATACGATACCAACTGGTGGAGATCCAACCAGCGCGTTGTAGTTATCACTGCCGACCACCTGCCAGAACGAGCCGTTGTGCAGCTCGATCTTCATCTCGTTATTGAGAACTCGCTTGCACAGGATAGGGGGAAAGGCCTCATGTATGCGGCGCTTGCCGGTGTGTGGGTTGATGGCATCCCAGATGGCTTTACGCGCCTGCTCAGCCTGGGGAAGCATGTGCCAGTAGTTGCCAACGCGCTGGTGAGCGGCGTAACAGGCCCAGTGCATGGCCACGTCATCTTTGCCGGCCCGACGGTGCCAGACGGCATAGGCGCGTTTACCGCCGGCGGCGAGGTAGTTCCAGAGCAGGTCCTGGTGAGGCTCGGTGTACCAGGACCCGAAGACGTCGAACTCAGTGAGTGTGGACTGTTCCATGTTCCACGGAATTACCCTTCACTCTCCTGTGAATCCAACGGCTTATGACCGTTCACGCGATCCCTGCGATTTGCGTGGAACATCTCAGGGGGGCGGTCAGTTGGATTGCGGAAGACGAATTGCATGTTGCCCATGACGTTCAGATCTTGCGGCTGAGTTGCGTTGCCGACGACTCTCGAAAGAAGAAACGTTGCCGCCTTTAACTGTGTGATTCCAAAGGGATGTTCCTTTGCATTCTCGATGTGATCGTGAAGCTTTCTGAGGAGCATTCCTACCCGGATTCGTTCCCTCACCCGCTCCGGAGTCCAGAGTGTCTTCTTACGGGCCATGTCAGCTCGCGTTCATCGCCCAGTTATCGCCACCGAAATAGAACAGGTATGCAGTGAGACCGGTCGCGATGAGAACCCCAGTGCCAGCTGAATTATTCTTTAGGGTACCGAGGGAATTGTTGGGGAAGATGGTTAAATTCTGCCCGCTGTGATTGGCGATAATCATCGTGTCTCCTGGTAGGCACGGGCCATTGGGATTCGTGTTACCCGCTACTGTCACGTCCGCACCGCCGAGAAGTTTGATTGCGCATGCGCCGCTATTCGTCTGGACCACAACGCTATCGGTAGGCGCGAGGGTCGCGGCACCAATGGTCACTGTGTTACTGATCTGCCCCTGAGCCAGTTTAGAAATAAAGCCGGCCTGGGCCTGCCGTTGGAATTCAGGCTCACCGACGAGCCATGTCTGAATCGTCATATCAGTACATCACCGACCGACGTCGGCCCTCCGATCGGGTTTTGGCAGTTCCACTGAGTCGTTCCATGCGGCCCCGGTGCCCTTCGTTGCCGCCGGTGATAATGGCCTCCCGGTTCTTGGCGCGATGCTCGGCCATGTCGATGCCGACTCGGCGTCCCGTGATATTGCCGCTGGTGGTGGGGGGCGCTTTCTGCCCGGGCATGCTAACGCGCCGCTCCTTGGTGTGGACATGATAGCCACCGGTCGAGCTCGCCCCCTTCAGGGTTCCCTCTGATCGGGTGGAGGCCGCGCGATAGCTTTTCGTGGTCGTGCCGTCTGCGCCCTTCCCCATGCCCTTGGCGCCGGAGCTGCCGCGTTTTCCGACAGACCCCTCTCGGTGTGGTCCTACCCCTTTACCGCCGCGCGCGTGATCCATCGATTCCGACTGGTGAGCGTTGATGTAGCCGGGCATGCCGGCCATCGTGCTCCCGCCTTTCAGCGATTCCGAGCGCGTGCGCACGTTCTTGGGCGGATTCTTCTGGTAGGTCGATCGAGTCGTACTCTCGGAATCGCCCTTAGTGAACTTCGCGGCCATTACTTTTGCCCCTCTTCGACGTGAGTCGGGGGGTTCACTTTCACGGCTCGCATGGCTTCTCGGTCTGATTCGGAGAGATGGCCGTAGAGGTGCTCGACCGATCCAGATATGAACTTCAGCTGCGGCTCATCCACGGTCACCTCCCGACTGCAAGCTAGACTGTATCACTCCTCGTCAGTAGGATCATAGCGCTTTGGGAGGGGGTGGCCGGCTAAATGAGCCCATGGGCCGGCGTCAGGGCGCTCAGGGGGGATTTCCGGACTCTCTCGGGGGCACCGGGATGCGACCCACCGGATCCAGGAATCGGTCACCGACTCGTAATGGCTTAGCGAGGGACTTCGGGACCTGGACGGTCTGTCCGAGAGAGGGATTCTGACTTTCACGGATTGGTCACGGCCTAACTGTCGCGTACTCAGCATGGAGGTCGCGCATCGCATTCTGCACCGCCGCCCGCTCGCAGGAATAGGTCGAATGGAATCGCGTGCCGTCCCTAGGATCGGACTTCGGACACACTTCTCGAGCTGCGGCGGATAGGCGCCTTATGAGCTCGTGCTGGCCCGTCTGCGTCGCCTGATCGATATCCGAGATCGACACAGTCACCTGATGATACGTAGCCGCATTCGCCGCGGACGCAATCATCACCATAAAAACAACTGACATCAACTTAATGATGATCTTCATAGCTTCCACTCCAGTTTGATAGTTATCTATCCAAATCTCTGAAAATAGCCAACCTGGCCGAGTGCGATAAGTTGTCGTGAGCCTCCTGTTTTCCTTGAGATACACCAGCCTAGAACGATCTGACTAGCCTATCGTAGTACTGAGCCAGGTCCTTAGGCATCTCTCCAAGTCTGAATGGGTCAGACTTTATCAACACCATTATCTGGTCTCTAGTCACCTACTTCGCCCCCAAGTCTCTCATCACATCCTGGACGACTCGCCAGATCCAATATGGCGCATTGCGGTCCCGACACCATGTCAGGAATCTCTGCTGAGCAGGCGTGTATTCCCGAGACGTCCCCTCCCGAGACGGATTCTTTATCTCGACCGGCATCCATCGGCCTCTGACAAACACCCAGCCGTCGAGAGGCGGACCCTCGCGCCAGTGGGCGCCCAGCTTTTCGGCTGTTGTCAGGAGGTCTGCCTCATTGGCATCTCGGTGGTTGTCGCAATATCTCACGACGCATCAACTGTTAGCCGGAAAGTGAATGGCCCTTTACCGCACTTTGGGCACCTATGCTGACATAGGGTCCAATTAGGATCGTCAGTATGGGTCCATACATGCCCGCATCCGTACCCTTCCAGTATTCCGACCACCGTTAGTCCACACTGATGGGAATGTTCCGATACCGGCGAATTCATCGACGCCACCAAAGCAGTGATTTCCTGCGCCCCATGACGTCATACCCGAACGCCTCATTAATGATCTGTCGCCGTTTTCGGTAGCGTTTGAAGTTGGTTATTTCAGCTCTGACAACGATCCAAAGGCATTCCGCCGCCATCGTCATCGTGAAGCTCAGGAGCGCCAGGAATCCGATAGAAAAAACCGGCGCGTCCGACCACAATACGCTGATCCTTCGCATGATTACGATCGAGATCACGGAGCATATGCAGATCAGCAGAAGTCTCTCGAGGATGAACTTTTTCACACTTTTACCAACTCATGTTGGATCGCCCACCGCACTAGTAGAACACGGTTCCCCGTCCCGGAGATCTGCATTAAATCCTTGACTAACCCGTGCACGGTACGCCCGGAAATATCGAGCTTATGCGCAATCTCTTCGGACGTCATGCCATCCCAGATCAGCTGTAGGGTCTGCTTCTGCCGCGGAGACAGATGCGGCCGATTCTCCGTCTTTTCGATCATATATGCGCAGGTAATGTCAACGGCGTCATCTTACGGAGGTATAACTACGGGCGCAAGTGATGCATATTCCTGAGCGCGTTCCCGGAACGACTCGCAGTAGCAGCCAGGTACCGAGCAGTCTTCGAGGAAAGCGTCCGACCGGGTGAAGTAGCCGTGCTCGTCGCGGATGTGGCCGCAGACGCAGACGTCGTAGGGGTCTGTCATCGCGGGTCACCTGGGATCGGGCCCGGCAATGGCCGCCGTTCCACCGCATTGCCGCCTTCCTGTGGCGATCTCGTCTCACGCGCCCTACCCCAGCGCTCAGGATCGTTCGCCGCTCTGAGGGGCACCACGAGCCATTCCCAGTCGAGCTCGTCGTCGCGGTAGGGGTTGCGGTCGAAGGTCAGCAGGAACGGTGCGGTCATTCGGCCTCCGCGAACAGATCAGCGATCACCCGACCCTGGCGCCGGGTCCGACCGCTGGCTGTTTTCAGGTCTTATAGGCATCGCAGCCGCTCCTTGAGCGCTGTGAGCTCGAATGCGACCTGCTGACGCGGATGGGTCCGCAGAAGTCGTATGGCGGCCTCGGTGTAATCCAGGACCACGGTGAGGTCCTCTTGCGACAGGGGCGCCGGTCGCGTGGGTATTGCGGCACAGGGTAGGCCTTGTTGACCACCACCGGCTCTCGCGGTTTTCTTTTTCGCGGTACTCACGAGTTATCCGCGCTTGAGAAGCGATTTGGGAAGCATGCTATTCGCCAACAAGGTCTCAACTCATCGGTCTGCAGATTGCCGTCTATATGTAAAATCTCGACGGCCTTCTCCCACGCCTCGGCCTCAGTATCCGCGTGCACCATGATGCCCTGCGCCTTTAAGCGGCCATCGCGGTAACGGTCGAAGTGCCATTCGATTTTGGGGCCGGTCATCTCAGGATTCCTTCGGTCTCGTGACCGTTTGCTCGATACGCATTGACCCATTCCATGGACTTTGCATCGGTGAGCCCGTAGGTGCGAAGCATCTTGGATATTGCCAGCGCTTGCTGGCCTGCCTGCGCAAGCCTCTCTACTTTCGCGCGCAACTCCTCCTCGGAAATTCTGGGTCTGCTACTGCCCGTCTGCGCGGCCCCGGAGGGGTTGGCCGCGCTAGCAGACGAGATCATCGATTTCGGAAAGGGGGGTAAGGGGGGATTCGGATTTGTATATGTCTCTGATACTGCATCTGACTCTGCATGGGCTGATATTCTGGCTGACTGCTTACTATACTGGCTTACTCTGTCTGATTTCTTTTCCCTGAATCTCTTTTGTGCTTCCCTATTCTGGGCTCGCCTATCGTCTGCAGTGCGCAAACCTCTATAATGAGAGTGATTTATGACGTGGTACGAGTACTCCCCAATTTTCTCTATCCGCCGTCCTTCCTCTACTTTTGATCGACTTGCGTGGTCGGGAGAACATAACAAGTCTATTACTTTATCAACCGCGTCTCTCGTGAGACCTATCTGAACAGAGACTAGACAGGGATTGATCTCGACGATGGAGTCAGGTCCGGTATGCGCGATGATATAGGCCCAGACCGCGAACACGTCTGATCCAGAGCCAACCATTGATCCTGTGAATGTGCTGGCGAATATCTTGCCGTACATTATTGATTACCATCACTTTTTGAGACGAAAATCATACGGCAATAACGGCACATGACGGCTGCCGGCAGGAAGGAGTCGGGTGGATTCCCGTGATCGAGGATCAATCGTAGGCCGATCGCGGCAATGATCGGTGGAGATCTGCCGTGAGTAGGCATCTCTGCTTCTGTCCCACACTCGGGACATATCAAACCTATTGAATTATCTGGGATCTTGTCCCATTCGAGGACCTTCCAGGTCTTCTTCTTTAGACCGCCTGCATGCAGCATAGTCGTCGCACTCTTATATCCTGGCTTACTCTGGCTGACACATTATATCCGAAGGTTAGCCGTAGCAATAGGTACGAGACTTGTACTAAGCAATTTTTATCGATTCGGTCTGAAGGGTTTACACCATGGCGCGGGGCGGCGACAAGATGCGTAACGGCGTGACGCTGAAGGGCTATCCCTACCTCAGTCCTCGCCCCTCGCGCGCCCACCGCTGCCAGCTGACGAGCTCGGTCCGCCGGCACCGCCCATTGTTCTCGCTGATCCACATGACATGTCCGCGCTCGACCCTAAGGACGCGACGGATCATGCCGCCGACCAGGATGCGATCGTGAGGTTGAGGATCGGTGCGCGGGTCGCGCGGAAGTAAAAAGGCCGGCTGGGATCGAACGTCAAAACTCACAGCCGGCCTAAGGTTAGCGCCTTGCCAAGGGAAGTTGGGGAGTCAGGCGCCCGCGGAGTCGATGTCCGCCTGGCTATCATACGCAGAATTGCGTACTCGTATATAGCCACGCTCCCATCCCAGCCATCTGAGTAGCTGTCCACACGGCCGACGGCGCCCACTCTCGACATCATTGACGATCGAGATAGACGCGCCGCTCTCGCGCGCGATCTCACTCTGAGATAGCTTCTGCCGGCGTAGAGAGTATGTCGCCAGGACTTTTTCGAGATTCTTCATGTCGATAAGAGTAGTAGCTCCTGGCGCACTACGCAAGTCGTCGAATAAAGTGCTTGCGAAACTACGCACGTTGCAGTAGAGTACTTCTGACTGAGTCCATCGCCGTAGCGCCTGCCCACGCGGGCGCCATGGGATGCATTCAGCATCGAGGAAAAACAAACATGAAGTCACCTCTTATTGGAAAGTACGTCATTGTCCGCTGCCGGGACGCTGGCGTGCACGCTGGAGTTTTAGTTGACAACGATGACCGGGAGGCGATCGTCAAGGATTCTCGCCGTCTATGGTACTGGAAGCCTGCTGGTGGAAAGAAATTCCTCGATGGCGTTTCTGTTGCCGGTTTGGACGGATCATCAAAGGTGTCCTGTGTTGTGTCACTCCGGCACCTGACAGAGACCTGCGAGTTTGTGTTGTGCACTGACGAGGCCGCGGAGTCAATCAGATCGGCGCGCGAAGATGTTAGTCAATAGCGGGTACTGGGAAGGGTCCGGGGACGGGTACGGGTCCGGGTCCGGGTCCGGGGACGGGTCCGGGGACGGGTCCGGGGACGGGTCCGGGGACGGGTCCGGGGACGGGTACGGGTACGGGGACGGGGACGGGTACGGGGACGGGTACGGGGACGGGGACGGGGACGGGTACGGGTACGGGTACGGGGACGGGGACTGGGACGGGGACGGGTCCGGGTCCGGGGACGGGGACTGGGACGGGGACGGGTCCGGGTACGGGGACTGGTACGGGTACGGGTGATCTGAATGTATCGCCGTAGCATCAGACCAGGGTGCTACACGATGTGTTTAGTCAACTCAGGAGAGCCATATGACCTCGATCGACGAACAACTGATGCTCGCAATGAGTGTCGCGATGGACAAGATTTTCGGCGAGGGCACGACGACGCAGAAGGAGTATCCCGAGTGGCGCCGCGAGGAACTGGCCCGCAAGTACAGCGATGAGCCGAGCCGCAACGGCGAATGGTATACGCGAGATGAGTATCCGGATCCCCGCGCCGGCTCAGAGCCGATCTGCGACAACGAGTAATCCGATGTTGATTCTAACTAGATGCAAAGGAGAAGAGGTTATCATCCGCGTAGGCAAGTATATGGTGCGCGTGATGGTATGCAACACTTACCTGGGGCAGGTACGGCTCGGATTTGATGCCCCTTTGGCGGTGTCGATTGATCGGGCTGAGGTAGATGGGCGGAAACAATTGGGAAGAAAGGCATGATTGCGAGGAGAGACTTCAAGGGTATGGGCGTGGCTTGCGTTATCATCGATCATCGCTATGTAATGCGTGGAGATATGCGATTAGAGCTATCGCCTGCTCAGTATTTCATAGATGCATGCTCATGAACGGCTCAATCACCTCGCGCGTCCCATACGAGGAATACGCCCAGATAAATGCGGTCTCTATCACCCGATTGAAGGAGCTCAAGAGATCGCCTCTGCACTACCAACACTTCCTGAAGCAGGGATTACCAGAGACAGACGCATTACGGTTGGGCGTAGCGGCTCATACGGCGACACTCGAGCCGGAGCGGTTTTACAGTCAGTTCGCGGTGTGGGACCGTCGTGGCGAATCTGGCAGCTTGTGCCCTCGCCGCGGTCAGTACTGGGACAGGTTTATGTTGGATAATCCCGGTAAGCAGTTCATCACGGAAGATGATCTGGAAACGGCCATGACAATTGCGAGCCGGGTGAGAGCCGATCCGATCGCCTCAAAATACTTCCAGACCGGCGAGCCCGAGGTGTCCATGCAGTGGGAGACCTGGGTTGAGGCGCCGATGGGATTAGCCAGGATGGTGCCCTGTCGCGGTAGAGTCGATTGGATCACGCACCTGCATGGGGTACCGTATCTGATCGGCCTGAAAACGTCGCGCGACGTGCGTCCATTTATTTTCGGCGCCGCGGCCCATCGCTTGTCATATCACATACAGTGGGCATTCTACGAAGCCGGCTACGTCGAAATAAAGGGAGTGAGACCGGTACTCAAAGAAGTCGTCATAGAATCCTCTCCTCCGCATGACGTAGTAGTGTATAACGTACCTGAGGACGTTATACAGCAGGGACGGGAAGACTACATATCGCTGCTGAAGACGTGGGTGGAGTGCGAGAAGCTGGGGTCGTGGCCGGGTGTGGCGAATGGCGCCGAGCTGGATGTGACGCTTCCAACCTATGCTTACCCGCGAACCTACGACATTGGCGACTTGGATCTGGAGGAATGATCATGACTGAGCAAACAAAGACGTTTCCAACTCCTGTGGACTGGGACGAGCTTTACCCAAATAGGTTCATAAAAGCCACGGAATTTAAGGGTAAAAAACCGACCTTGACGATGACGACGGTGAGGATAGAGGAGCTATCCTGCGATACCGGACCCAAGATCAAGGGCGTCATCTCATTCAAGGAGACCGAGAAGTGCTGGGCGTTGAACAAGATCAACGGCACGTGCCTGAAGCACATGTTTGGCCGGAAGGTTCAGGATTGGGTAGGTAAGCGCGTCACGTTATTCGCCGGCACCTGGAACGGCGAGGAAGCGGTGCGAGTATGGGGATCTCCCGATATCCAGGCAGACTCCGAGGTAACGATCGCATTGCCGAGAAAGAGGCCATTCAACATGGTCATGCATGCGGTACGGCGGGAAGGTCCGAGACCAGTGCCGGCGCAGAATCAGGTGTCTACGCCGGCATCGCCTCCAACTACTGGAGATGCCATTGGTAAGATACGCGCCGCCCCTAGCATCGAGGCGTTGGTAGACGCCAAGAAATCCATCTGGGCTGCCTACGCATCGGCCAACATCGAAGTTCCGATCGACGTCGAGGCAGCCGCGCATGAGCATCGTGAGTCACTGGAGAGTCAGTCGTGAGTGATGTGCGTTTGGCCGATCCGAAGCTCGAGCACAAGACATCGGAACAGCTCGCCGAACAGAAGCACCAGGCGCGGGCGAAACGTCGCTACGTAAGGCTTCGACTGGGAGACTCCGGCCCAAGTTGCATCGTACATCCGCCAGAAGCTGAAGCCATGATGCGGGACGATGCGGACCTGACCGCATCAGACGTCTGGATGACTCAGGCCGAATTCGAGGCGTTACCTGACTTTGGAGGGTTTTGATATGCCGTCCAAGGATCTGCAGACCATATTTCGACGCCTCCGTGAGCGCCAGAGACACTTTCGCAGGCCGCCAGTTGTGCTCATCAGTCACAGCGGTCAACTCACACCGAGCCCCAAGGTGCATGTGTCAGTCGCCGGCCTCAACGGTACACAAGGCGTGTACACCTGGGACGCAAACGACCAGGGTGAAGCGTGCGCGACAATGTACGGCCAAGGGCTCGCCGACATCATGCGCCGCCGGCTGGTAGACCAGAGGGACGCAACATGACCTCAAATGAGCGGGTCGATTCGACCGAACGCTACTACGCGGAGATGGAGGCTGCCAGAAATACCGCGATGGATGCCTACTTCATTGCGCGCCCGCAGATACTGCGCACTCACGCGTTAGAGAGCATCTTCCGCGCTGGCTTCGAGCGTGCCTTCGCGATGATGTGGGCTGCCGCGAACGCGGTGAGTGAAGTAACTGCTGACGAGACGTTATCGCGTCATCCGCAGGAGCGTGCCGACCACCTGCGCCAGATCGCCAACATCATCGAAAGCCGTCCTGTGCTCGGGCACTGGCCTGCGATGATGGCAAAGCCGGACGCCGATTTTCTGCGCTCGGTAGCAGATAGAGGCTCTATGGACCCGCGCGAGACTAGCGGTTTGATCTGCTACAGCCCTTACCCGCACTTCGCGCCGCTGGCCAACTGTTACTCCTGCCGGCGTGACATCTATGCGCACGAGAGAGCTCAGGAGGATTCCGGCCGGGCTCTGATCACCTCGTGCCCCTGGTGCCACCACTCGTTCTGCGAGTGAAGTCATGCGCTCCAGCCAACCCAAACCACAGAAAGCCATGCCGCGAACCCGCGCCGGGTCTGCGGTAGTCGCGGCAAAGTTCCGCGAGAAGCTTCTTACCGCCGCCAAAGTCAACCTGCTGACCTATTCGCAATGGATCGACATGTGCGGCGGATTTCTGCACAAGCAGTACCTGCAGTCGGGCGCGTCCGATCCAAAGGCCTGGCACCAACACGTGTTTGAGCGCGATATCGGCCTGCAAGTCGCCGATGGTCGCCATATCCGATCGTGCAAGGAGTCCACGTGAACACTGGCGAATGGACCGCGCAGCACGAGCAATCATTTCTCGATTCGGCCTTCGATGAAGCTTACTTCGATTCAGTTGTTAATTTGGAGGAGGTTCAAAAGTGCAATTCCATATCCGTAACCGTTGGAGTGGCGAGATTCAGTTCAGCTGTGAGCTGACCGCCGATCTGGAGTCCGCTAGTTATGGTCTGCAACTCGGATTCGCCGTGCGGAAGGCGATCGAGATCGGGGCCAACCTGAGCGAGGCCAACCTGAGCGAGGCCAACCTGAGCGAGGCCAACCTGAGCGAGGCCAACCTGCGCGGGGCCGACCTGAGCGCGGCCGACCTGAGCGCGGCCGACCTGAGCGAGGCCAACCTGCGCGGGGCCAACCTGAGCGAGGCCAACCTGAGCGAGGCCAACCTGAG